TGTAATAGTGCCTATACTGTATCATTTTTTAGATATATGAGGAATGTTAGCATGAATACAAAAAGAGTGGAGCCAGACTTTCAATTATGGGCTGAAAAATTAGTCAATACTTTTGAATTAGTAGATACTAGAATCGCAATTAAGGAAGTGCTTGCGGCATTGTTGCAATCCAAACAAGTAGGACAAACCGAAGGATATGAAAAAGGATATAGTGAGGGGTTTGAAGCGTGTAGAACTAAGTTATATAAGGAGGCAATATAATGTATATTGGTATCGACCCGGGGCTAAAGGGCGGCATAGCCCTGTTGAATTCATTGGGGTGTCTTATTGATGTTTTAGATATGCCAACTGAGCAACTTATCAATGGTAAGGACGGGATAGACATTCAACGATTACATGCTGTTTTAGATTGGCAATCGGCCACTGTTGCTATTGAGCAAGTCCAGGCTATGCCGCCTACTCGTCTTCCAAACGGGCAGTCTATTAATATGAATGTGTCTATGTTTAATTTTGGTAAAGGCTATGGAATAGTAAAGGCTGTAGCAACAATATGTACACGTAACGTTTTAGATGTGACCCCGCAAAAATGGAAAAAATATTTTAATTTAATTGGTAAAGATAAAAAGGCGTCTGTTGCAAAAGCACTTGAGATATATCCAGACGCAAAGGATCAGCTAATAACTAAACGGGGACGATTAATTGATGGCAGAGCGGATGCCTTATTGCTTGCACGTTACGCTTATGAGACAATAAGAGATTGATACCTTAAGGAGATATCATAATGGTAGATCTTAAAAAATACCCATTTCCACCAGGATACAATGCCCAATCCCTTCCTGATTTTATTGATGATGTAATTAACTTTTATTCAGATCAAACCGCCTGGAACGATTCGGTTAGTGAATGTTTAATGGCAATAAAATCTTTTACAATTCAACGCGAAAAACAACATGAGCAGCGTGAAAAAGAATTGGATGCTCTTATAAACAATCTTGAATATAGATTAAAAGCTATTGAGAATTGGGCGGTTGTTGAGCCAAGTTACAAAGAAAAATTATCTAAACATCATTAAGGATTTTATTGTTATGAGTACATACAAGCATGGGCGAAAATTCACAGATGACGAGTTAATACAAGCAATGAAAGAACACCCGATGTATGGAAGTACGCAGTTAGGGCGTATGTTTGGTGTTAGTGAGTCGGCTATCCGGGATAGAAAAGCTAAATTAGCCCGCAAAGGCTACTCCCCCAATCATGACATGACACATACAGTACCGGATGGATTTAAAGTAAAAGGAGTATCTACTTACTACAGCCACAATGGTGCGGTTGTTGGGCAATGGGTTAAATCATCAATAGATAAGGAGCGAATGCATGAACTTATGGTTGAATCTATCCACGCTATGGTTGACGATCTCCCCAGAGTCTCGCCATGTGATTCGCCCATAGATTATAATGCTCAATTAATGGCCGTGTATCCTTTAGGAGATCCTCACATAGGTATGCTTGCCTGGGCAGACGAATGCGGCGAAAGTTGGGATTTGAAAATTGCCGAAACGGTTTATTGCACTATGTTTGACCGTGTTGTTCGTGGTACCCCGAGCTGTGAAAAAGCCGTAATTGTAAACTTAGGAGATTTTTTTCATTCGGATAACATAGAAGCCGTTACAAGTAGATCAGGGCATCATTTAGACCAAGATGGGCGATATGCAAAAATGGTGCAAGTTGGCGTTAAGATTATTAGACAGATGATAGCAACAGCCTTACAGCACCACAAAGAAGTACATGTTATAAACTGTATTGGTAATCACGATGATACTGGCTCTTTATTTTTATCGATTTTATTGCAACATGTGTACCAGGATGAGCCTAGGGTGCATATTGATTCCACCCCCGCTCCTTTTCACTATGTACGCCATGGCAAGGTTTTAGTTGGGGCGCATCACGGTCATACATGTAAAATGGAGAGATTACCGGGGGTAATGGCGGCTGATCGATCCAAGGATTGGGGGGAAACAGAGTTCAGATATTGGTTAACAGGTCATATTCATAAATCATCGGTTTATAAAGATGAGCTAGGTGGTTGTTCGGTTGAATCTTTTCGTACTCTAGCCGCTAAAGATTCGTTCGCAACTTATGGTGGTTGGCGATCTGGACGTAACACACAATCTATTGTCTACCATAAAGATTACGGCGAAGTGGATCGGCATATTGTAGACATTAGGCAGTTCATGCAACTTGATGAAAAATAACAATTATTTTAAAACGGTTTACATAAATGCGCTAGGTTAAACGATCCGTTTATGGTATAGAAAGATATGAACCCATAGGCAATCGTTTAACCTGATCAATCCTTGAAGGTCGATTTTACCGTACTTTATTAGTAAAAAACTTGTAAGCCGATATTGGTGCCACTGCTTTCAATGTTCTATCTGCCCCATAGTAAAGTAAGTATTCAGGGTTTGTATCATTATAAATTAATGTGCCACCTTGAGTTGCGGCTTCTACCGCGTAAGTATCCCCGGTGATAGCACTTTGCATATATATCGTACTACTAGCGGATATATACTTTAGAGGTATCTCGCTATCATATTGACTAAAAATCCATTGCGCAGCTTGCATGGTCATAGCGTACAAACCAACGACAGGCCAAGCAGTCTCACGTAGCGCCTCTGGAGGACATATATATTCACCATGAGATATAGTACAGCTTGTACCGCTACCTGCGCGAATTGAGTTAACCGATCCAGCGGGGGTTCCATTGTCCAATAAGTCATAGGTATATTGTGTTGGTATACCTCCACCATCAACTGCCGTTACCCGCATATTTTGATATGTGTAGGTGTGCCCTGTTAGGATAGACAGTTGTTCAGCTCGATCGTCTGCTCCTGCATTCGGTGTTGGCCAGTCACCGTTATCTTGCCAATAATAGCCAAATTGCCAATTTTCATACCCTGGTTTTAATGGCGGGGTTACCCCATCTGTCCATGGGTTTTGGCCAGCAGCAAGTGCTTCTTCAATTGATGGGATTGCCGACTTGCCGTCTAAACGTAACTCAATGGCTTGGGTATTGTCATTTGGGTCTAGCCCGACTAAGGCATTTAAAGTAGTTACCGCGCTGGTAACTGCATTTAATAGTCCTCGTTCGTCTTGTGTTGCTTGCCAATTACCGTAATTTAAAGATGGCCCAGCATCGCCATTATATACGTCTGATATTTCATACTTGCCTGATTCACGCGCCCAATATTCTTGGCGGGCGGCATCTATAGCTGCTTGACTCGCTCCGCTGTCTATAAGTGCTTGCTTGTAGTCATCCCAACCCGTATCGCCGGCATTATCTGGGTCTGCTTGTGCTTTGGATTCTGTGCGAGTAGTCCCGCCACCAGAAGCACTGCTAGTACTTTTAGGATTAGCGCTATTCGATAGGTCATTATTACTACTCAAATGCTGGTCTAAAAACAAGCGATTGCGCTCTAAATAATCCCGCGCCGCCGCTGTTATTACACCGTGATCTACAGCAATAAGTGTTTGATCAAACAAGGGTGCGTTGACAGGTGCTTGCACTTCGCCGTCTGAATCAAAAACTTCTTGGCTGTAACCAGCGCCGTTATTGCCGTTTGTAGTTGTAGGTAGTCCATTGCCCGCCTGAGTAGATACAACACGCTGAGCAAGTATTGCTTCTTTTTTTGCTTCTTCCGCAGTAGTCAATGCCTTGTCAACTTTTTCCGTAAGTTCTTTTTTACCGGCAATGGTTTCTATATTTTCTCTAAAGCCCATAATTAAAAACTCGTCTCAAAAAAATCATTAGGGACAGCAAGATCAAATTCTATCTCACTGTAATAGGTTTGTTCATCGCGTAAGTTAGGCGGCACTGGCGGATAGTCCACTACAAATTTACTACCAAAAGCGGTTTTATTTCCTCCGCGATCCGTGTTGTCTGCTATCCAACCGGTATATTTATCTGTGCCAGGTGTTACCGCCGGGTCAACTCCCAAATAAGTACCTAAACTTATAGTTTGCAATTCTGCGCCAATATAGTTTGGTTGCTCTATTGGTGATGGAATAACCCAAGGGGCATCTGTGCCTGAACCCGTTGATTGTGATAATTTAAGTGTACACCTACTATATGCTTCGGTGGTAGTAAAATTTACATAATGTGATACCTGATCGACTTTACCCTTTGCATGAATATACGATGATGCACCCCGCACGGATTCGTTTATATCTACTGATACCGTATGTTTTAAATCAAGTGTTGGCTGTAAATTCTTAAATCGCCAGCCAACAGAGCGCGTGCGATAATTGTTGAGTATCTCACGTTTAGCTTTACTTAAAGCTACTTGTATTGCTTTTTGCAAGTCTGGATAATTGCTTTTAGTATTAACGTAAAAATTATAGTCAACTGCCGCTAGATTAGTGCTTTTTTCCCATGTACTCGTGTCATAATTATCCTGTAAATTAAATTGATCATACGCTGGGATTTCGCCATAAAGCGCTACTGCTTGACTTGCTACAAGTTTAATGTTGTAATTTTCTTTTATAGTCTGGCCATATTTTAGTGAGGCTTGCCATTGAGCGCTTACACACAAATGACTAGTAGTGTCGGTAATAGTACGTTTTACTACTTCCATTACCTGCTTACCATTTTCATCTAACACTGGTTCGTATATAGGCACTAAATGCGGAACAAGACTTGGTGGAGTTGTTACATAAACAAAATTACCTAAACTGTCACGTACATAGCCAGCAAATTTTGTTTTGCCTCGAGTCTCTTCTGTCACTTGGTTAGGTTGCCAGACAAGAACACCATCGCCATATTGAATAATAGTAGCAGGGAATACTGGGCCAAATGTTATACCTTGTTGCGGGTTAAGTTTCCAATCAGACCCCCCAGCTGCACTAGCAATTGTTGAGCGAGCGGGAAATTCTGGTCTGCCGTTTTCATACCACGACAAAAAATCACCGAAACCGCTCCACGTCATAATACAAGAGCGTTGGTGTAATCTTTGGTAACTATAAATGATATTTATATTATATGTATTGATTACTTTACGGGGATTGGGGTTATTTACTTTGGGATCTTCATTGCGAAAGATATCCATGGCAGAATAAGTAAAATCAGCAGTAGCTTTAGGAGCCCAACTAGTTACCGCGTAATTACCGAATCGGTCAAAGTCGAAATCGCTAGCAACAGTTAACATTCTACTTTTTAGTTCTTCCTCTTGGTTGCGTGCCTTGCCAAAAATCGCTTCACTGTATTGACCTATGTTAGATACAACACCCAGCGGCAATTTAACTATGCGATCGCTTCGATCTTCAAAACATTTCAAGGTTATTTTTCTTTCGGTAAATCTAAATATTGGCTCATCAACAAAGCCATCAAAGACTTGTTCCCATCCCGCAGCTGTCCTAAAATGTATTTTTACTGTCTTGCCTATAAATTTAGTAATATCGATTGACTCTTCCGGTGGTATAAAGCTAAAAGTTGCCGAGCGCGCATTGCCAGCACTAGCTACTATAGATAGTTCCTCACATAAGCCATTATTACGCGTCTCATTATCAGTAGTTATTGTATAGCCGCCGATATTTACTTCAACGTCATAACCGTAGTCATTATACCAACTAGTCATCATAAACTCGCTGTCTGTAAATTAACGCATTACCTTGAGCAACTTTGTAGCGCACATCTTGCCTAAAAACTAAAGTACTGCCGCCAGAAAAAGCCGAACGAAATTGAACATCTTGTCTATATGTTACCACGGTTTGGGTATCGGCCGCCCAACCTACCGATTGATTGAAGGTTAGTACATTTTGCTGAGCAGCGATAGAGCGAACCTCTTGGTGAAAAGTTAACACGGTGCCGCCATCGAAAAATGATTCACTGCCGCCGCTGTCTACCATCCCCCCATTTACATAAAAAAAGTTAGTCATGGCTGTATGTCCTATTTAGTTAAAACATAAGCTTTAATTGACCCTGATGTAATATTGCCCGATGACATGTAGAAGCGTACTGCGTCAACATCTGCCGCGGTAAGACGAACACCGGAAAACATTTGTACCGTTGCCAGAGGGGTGCCAGCTGATGATCTACAAACAGTTTGCCCTTCTATGTATTTATATTCTGCCGAGGCCGGATCGTATAAATATATGCGGCCATAAGCTAAAGCATTTCCTGAGCTTTTTATATCCAAAGTAGTGCGAATGAAAGTTGTAGAGTTGCTACCATCTGGTACGTTTCCAGGAGTACTTGACTCACCGAACATTGAATAAGAATAATTTCCAGCGCCGCTATCGTAAGATGAGCCGTTATTGGTACTTGTTTGCAGATATAAAGAACTTGCATTTGTAGCTGGGATAATACCCAACAGCACAAACATTATATAGGCGCAATCCGGAATACTTGTAAAAGTTAACTCTGTGCTGTTCGATGCCGTCTTAGTATCGAACAAACTCCATGGAGAAGGGGGCGCCAAATTAGCTATGGCTTGAGCAGTAACAGTTTTAAAATTATCACTATCTGAGGTATCTTGCATACAAATTTTATCATCTGTTGCAACTGTCGCTGTAGGAAGTACGCGACCGCTTATTAATTCTTCTTTTGTATCCGATGATTCTTTAGTAAGTCGGCATTCAACTCGTGTTCCGGAAGTCCAGCTTTGAGCACTTGAACCTTGCTGTGCCCTTGCTATAGTATAAGTTGGGGCACCTGAATTTGAACTAATTTTAACAATTTCATAATTTGTATTGTCAAACAGAGTTAGATACATATGCTGGGATGTTAAAGTGGGTATGCTATCAGCCAAGGTAAATGACAGATCGCTATTTGATATACCACTGGTAATAGTTGTTCTAAAATTATTAGTGTGAACAAGTGTAGTCATTATAAGTTTTCCAATTCAACAAAGGCATTTAATTGCAACGCTAGTTCAGGGGTACTTGTATTGTTGCTTACTGTATTGACATTATTTTCTATCCGCCACCATATTTCCACCCCATTAGCTGTACCTGATTCTATACTTGCCCCTATGTCCAACGCCGCACCAGGGGTGTTTATGTCTAAGTCACCTTCGGTCAATGCTAAAGTTACTTCTGTAACCTCATGTTTAGCAGACACACAAGTCCATACTAGATCCTGATCAACTACTGTAGCCCCGATTGTTGTTGGCCATGTCGGTTCAGTTGTAGCGTGACTACTTCCCCCATCAGTCGTAACACGATATCGATACCCGTTAGGTGTAATAGGCTCTACACAATCTCCAATACTGTAATTTGTGGCCGCTGTCCATTGTCCTAAAATATAAGCTACTGTTAGGGTAATTTGATCGACACCTGGATCACTTTGTGCCTGAGCCACTCTATCATCTGTATCTGCCCCGCCAGACCCTAAAGATCCGAACCATATTGTGCCTTGCTGCGGATTGTCGCTCTCATCTGTGTAATGAATTAAGTCTTCAAAACCATCGATGGTTACATCAAGATCGGCGCTGTCAAAAAGTGCATAAGTTTCGCTTAATAGTGGCATTATTTACCGCCTTTAATAGTATCCCCTATGGGGGTTATTTCTAATTTACCCGGTATAGGGTATGATTGTTTTACTTCTTTTATTGCCTCAACCCATGTGTTTGTGTTGTTAATTTTATCGTGGTATTGCATATCCATCTGTTCTTGCCATGTAGGATATTTAGCAGCTCTTGCCATTCTAGCCATACGCTGCTCATTTTCCAGCTCTAATTCTTGCGCCCATAAATCAAGTTGTTCTTTGGTTGGCTCGGGATCGCTTATATTCCATTGGGCAATGTATACTACACCATCCCCATCATCATGCAGCACTATATCATCCCTAAAATTTGCATCTGGATATTTTGTGACTAAAATCTCATTAAGTTTCATCATGATACCCTAAATACAATTAAGCCAGAGGCATTGTTGACTAGACTATCACAATTAAGTGCTAAATCTCCGCCCGAATTTTGCCACACCACTAACTCCACGTAATCATTTACAGCTAAATTTAATATGGTTGCAATATTCTGCGTATCTTGTCCCGTAACTAAAGCAGCATCAATCGTGTCTGTGACCGGAAAAGACGTACCGTTTAATTTTATATAAGCTTGTCTCAGTCCCGTGTTATTACTACCCCAATGCGCATATGCTTGTACATAGTATTTACCAGCGGTTTTAATTGTTATGCGACTATTGTTTGTGGATGTGTCGTGCATTGTATTAGTATCATATGCCTCATAGTCCATGGCCACCACTGTTACTGTTGACGTTGTTATTGTTTGGTTTGATGTACGTGATGCATAGCAGATATCAGTGGTACAGTTTTTTATATTTCCAGCACTTGGTGTGCCTATGTCACCATCTTTAAAATATACAACACCCGTTCCAGTTTCATCACTTAGCAATGATCTCAAGTTGGCACTGCTTGGGGTTGTCATAAATGTGCGCATTGCACTAGATAAATCCGCTAAAGCCGCTGTACCACTGCCTGTAAAATATGGCAGCTTATCTGCCGCACTTGTTAGCCCTGCTAGGGCGGACAGTTCCGCATCACTGGCTTGTTTGCCGTTTAGTTGCCCTTGTATCCCAGAGGATACCCCCACCAAATAATCAATTTCTGCGGCTGTTGCGGTAGCTGGTACTATAAACCCGCTAGCATCACTAACTAAAGCTTTACTAGCAGTGGTTGCAGCTAACTTATTGAGTGCAATTCCTGCCGCTGATTTAATTTCATTATTATCAATATTGGTAACGGTATTGTTATCGGCATTTATTGTAACACCTGTCATAGTCGCCCCATTTAAAGCAGCCGTAACATTTGAGGCGTTTGTAACGTCCGCGCCGCTTTCAATACCCGCCAATTTAGATATGTCACCAGCTGTTGTAAATTTGTTAGTTGTACCTGTAGTACTTATATCATCCGCATCTAAAACAACAATACCTGTTTGACCGTTAACACTATCTACCGCGCCGCCCCCACCCGCATCAACCTCAAAACTATCAGGGGTAACATGTATCTCAATCAATGCATTGTCGTTAAATCTTATAGCACTCGTGCCTTCTCGCGCTCGTGTTACGGTAAACGTTGTACCACTAACATTAGTGCAGTACATTGTTTCAGACCAAATACCTTGCTTTACATATAATATAAAATATTCACCTACATCTAATACGGGTAAGTCATCGGCATTAGTAACTGTAAAGGTGGTATCAGCGGGGAATAATCGCCCGTTTAACCGTGTTTCTTTTAATTTTGCGTATAAAAACATAGTTTACCTACTTAGCCGATGCACTAGCAGCTTGACTGCTTATATCGTCAATTTGTTGACTGATAACTTTTGTCATTGCCGCATCACTAGCCACCTTAGTTACAAAATCATTACTGGCCTCAATTGTAACTTGCACATTAATTTGTTTACTTTTATCTAATTGTTGCGACACAAACTTGTTAAGATTTTCAACAATCGATTTTTGTATAGCTTTTGTTTCTTCGTCACTTTGACTACCTAAAGCGCTAAACGTACCACCATTTCGAGTACCTACAGCGGTTGAGCCAAAAGAACTTCCTTGCGCATAAGCTTCATAGTTAAGATCTTCTTGTAACCGGTTGAGTTTATCAGTCATTGCACTGCGCTGATTGGCGTCTTTGGTCCCCAATATTTGTCGTACTAATTGAGCCGCTTCCTGAGTTTTGTTTAGAAATTCACTGCCTTCTAAATTTTTACCAGCTGCTTCAAATTTTTGTCGGTCGTTAGATGCTATTTTATTGATCAAGTTATTGGCGATCCCTTTACCTGGGTCGGCGAAACCAGAGGACTCGAACGAATTTTGCAGTCTAGTATTAGCTTGACTAACAGTTTCACTAAATACCGTAAGTAAATCCCCCGCCGATTTAATAGGCTTAATAAAAGACTCGCCTAGAGCGTCAACCGTTGGTGGAACGATACCTTGCAATAATTGTTTAGATTGTTCAAGTATGAAATCTGTTTTAGTTGGTGCAGCTGCAATGCTGCTTTCTAAGGCATTGCCTTGAAGCGCATTTTTCAATATCTGATCATTTTTATCCATATAACTATCACTGCTTAATACCCCAGAAGCGCCATTTAAAACTTTGGTAAGTGCATCAAGCCCAGGTGAGTTTTCTAAAGTTTTACCAAGTTCAATTCGTAATCCATACCAGGCATTAGCCAATCGGTCTACTTTAGAGGCATACCCTGCCATGCGAGCACCAGATTGATCAAGTGCGGCACTAGATCCTGTTAACTTTGGAATGAGTGTATCTAAAGTTTTACTTAAGCCAATTAAAGCGGCAGATGATGTGACCGTGACAAGTCCAAACTTATCCGCTAATTGAGTCGGCGTTAATTGGGCTTTTCGTAAGTTTTCTAAGGCTTTTGTCATCCCCACAATTGATGGATTAAAATTTGCATTTGCATCTGATGACATTTTAATAAATGCAGCTCTTAGCCCGGTACCTGCTTCACTGCCTTTAATACCAGCAGCGGATAACAATTCGATCATACTAACGGTTTCTTCGAAACTCAAGCCTAATTGTGACGCTATGGGGCCGACATATTTTAAAGATTCCCCTAAGTCTCTTAGTTCGGCGGCCCCTTCACGGCTGCCCGCCGCAAGCACGTTGACAAATCTGGCTGCTTGGTCTGAGCCGGCTCCAAATTGATTAAGTGATGTACCAACCACCTCCGCAGACAAGGCTAAATCTTCCCCCGCCGCTTGTGATAATAAAATTACTTGTTCCGTAGTCTGTTTTAGTGCCGGCAAATTGTCCAGTAAGTCTGCTTTAACACTGCCGACAAGCTTAAATGCCTGGGCAACTTGTGCCGCATTAGATGACGAACTTTGGCCTAATTGTTTAGCTGATTGATCTAAATATTCCAAATCCCTACCTGTTGCGCCTGTGATAGCCGATAAATCGGCCAAGGCGGCACTATACTCTCTGGTTGCGGTCTCGACACTTCGAAAGCCGCCTACTATGGCAGAAAAGCCAATAAATCTACCTAAAGCGGATTGAAGAACCGTACCGAATTTGTTTGCACTTGATGACATTTGGTCAAAACCGGTTTGTACATCTTTTTGCTTTCCTTTAAGCGCATCAATTTGGCCTTGCATTTTTTGAAAAGCTGCGTCAATTTCCGCGGTTTTAGCTTTATATTCTACATACAAACCCACCATTGTGGCCATAATTTATCCTAAGCTCATTTTAATTGCATTAACTAGTTCCGCTCTTTTTTGTTCCCAACTTTTACTATCTTCTTTGTATTGAGCGATCCAGTCATCGTTTTTACATTTATAATAGTAAGCCATGTATCTATATAGTTTACTTAGAGGCCACTCAAGTATAATATCAACATCGAGCCCAAGTTTATCGCCTAATTCAAAGGCAAAATAATAAATTGGACTCTTTAAGAGTTTTTTGCTATGGCCTCTAAATCATCCTCGGTAATACGATTAATCTCAGCTGATTTTTCAATTATACGATTAAGCGCAATGCCGGATTTATTAGCAAGCTTTTGCACATCTTCCTTGCTAAACATTCTGTTACCATCTTTATCTACCAATACCGCAACAGCAAGCCTGGCTCTGATGTTTAAAATATTGGGCTTGCCGTCTTTATCTCGAGTTTCAGCTTCAAAAGCATCTTGTTCTTTACCGGATAATTGTCGTAAATAAACAGTATTGCCGCCCCATTCAGGGATGACCAGTGGGTATACTTTTAGATCATCGAAATTTAAAATATCGTCTTTGCTTAAATCGCTCATAATTTCCCCTTTATGTTTAGATTAGCTTGATGCCCAATCAACCCTTGAGGTTAATCGTAATTTTAAAGTAAATTTGTATACGTCATCTTTTTCAGCGGTAAAGCCCATGTTTTTAACCCAGGCCGTGAATGTACCAACATCTTTTGTGCCTTCACTTAGTTGAATTTTAAATTCGACTTCATCACCTTTTAAATCACCTTTATACAAGCGACTCATTTGTTGTTGGAAATCACTATCCCAATTTGAGAAAAAAATATAAGTACCTTCGCCGCCATCAGGTAAACCAGGTCTTGATTCATCCCCCATAGTTGATGCCGCGGAAACAGTTGGTATCTCTTTTGAGGGAGTACCAAAACCGCTTGCACTTTCGGCTTCTGGTGCTTCAATCCAACCACCAAGTCCATCTTCTACTTTAAGGACGCTATCGTCAAATAGCCTTGTATTAGCTTGTATACTCATGTTATGACTCCACAGGCATGCTGGTAAATTTAATGGTCATTTCTCCGATTATAATACCGTTAACTTTAGCTTCACTAAACGGTACAAAATTTAATGCTCGACCGGTAGCGGTTATTGTGTTGACTGTTCCCTCTGGATAAACAATCTGCACAGTCCGCTCAACTCCGCTTCGCACATCTGCTTCAAAATTAGATTGCGATGTATCATCTGGGTTGAAGTTAACTTTAAATGTAAAAACACCGCCCATTGGTTTACCTGCTCTAGTTTTAACAACAGTATCGGCAAAACTACCAATATCAATTTCTGGTGTGTCGGCGCCAGGCATACTAAAACTGCGGCATTCACCCATTGGTGAGCCCCCCCAGTTTATGACGGTGCCTTGACTTTTAGTTGTAGTAGTCATCTAGTTTGCTCCAATCAGTGCGCATAGCACATGTAATAAATCTCTATGTATCCACGATACCAGCTTTGCTCGCGCATTGCTTGCCCTGGCTGTCTATCTAGTATATCAAGTCTGATATCGCCTGAATAGATGCTAGACCCAGCTAAAAATTGTTGGCTGATTAAATCTAAATCTTCAATCAGTTGTTTTTTGCCGGTATTTAAAGGCACGAAAACATCAACCTGTAATAAACCTTGATATTGCTGCAAGCCTTGAAAGCTAGCCAACGATCCCCGAGCGGGTATTAATGTTGGTCGCCAATATCTTTGACCCAAAATAGGGTTATATGTTTCGTCATTTTCCCATGCAATATCAGGATGGCCAACAATATTATCCAACTGGGTTTGTAAAGCTACTTCAATATCAAATAAGGTACTCATAGTACGCTAGCCTTGGTAATAGCCGCATCAAGTGCGCTCTGACCTTCTAGCACAGCTTGCCTAACCCAGCCATTAGGGCGCTGTTGAGACCACCCAAACTCCAATGGTTCAGCATATGGCAAGTTATTGGTTAAATAAACTACTTGGTTTAAATCCCACTTATCAAATGTTACACTTGTTTCTGGTATACCAGCGGATGCGCCTATGACAACACTTGTACTTGGACTGTTTAAAGTTGCTTGCCAATTCGCTCTAAATTGTCCAGTATCTACCGGAGACTCTACTATAATTTTGTTAAAAACTTTTATGCCTGCTTCTCGACCAATAGCGGTTAGGGTTTTCATAACTTCTTTTTGAGCATCCGTTAAATTAGTATATTTACCCATTATACACCTATCTTTAGTAGGTAAGCACAGACAACGCTTTCTGTTTCGTATGGTATTACTTCTTGTATTCGATAATTGGATTCCAACCCAACCATATCGCCTACTTTTGGGATAACCGATTGACCATCAACATCAATGCCAGGTATATATAACATCTTTTGGCTAACCAAAGTTGTAACTTGGCTTACATTGTTAGAGTGATTTTTATCGATCTCTTTCAGTAAAAAATTAATAGGGGCGCCGTAACAAGTATATGTTTCTGCGGGGGGTGTTTCCAATGGCTCAAGTAAGGTAGGTGCATAATCTTGCTTAACCGACCTAATAAAAGTAACAGGGGACGACCGTCCTTTACTTTTTATCATTCTAGTAGCCAAAGCTATTTGACGATCCGCAAATGTGCCCATTAACCATAACTCCGATCGACTGGGAAATATACTCCCCCAGCGCCACCAGTGTCTAACATAGGATCAAGCCATACACTTAAACTTCTAAGTATTGGCGTATCCGCAGCACCTTCAAAATATTCGGTTTCAAACACATCAAACTTTTCTCTTTTAATCGAATTTTCATTCGAAACCACATCTAAAGGATTGTATCCCTCTTTTAATAGCCTACACAATTCTTTTTCAGCATTCTTCATTTGTGTTGGTATGCTATCATTAGGTAGCAAATTTCCCTCGATGTACACACCATCCCGGGGAAAAGGTAGAGATTGTACACCGAAGGCTACTTGCGTACCTTGGTACCCTCGAGTATCTAAATATGGCCTAGCTTGCTGCGCAAATTGCTCTGCTTCCCCGGTTGTCATTGTCGTACCAAATATAGCAGCCCAGGTTACAATATCCGCCTCACTATTATAGGCATTCGCATTTGCAACAATTGACCCATCCTCAACAACTAAAGTCATTATACGACACCGTAAATCTTAATTGAGTAGGTTACATCTGATCCACCGCCACTATTCGCAATTTTTAAAATATCACCAGTAGTCGCTGTTACTGCATAACCAGATAAAGGTGCAGATAAAACTAAAATCCCACCCGGTGGTACAACCAGTTGCACATCTTCAATCGCAGCAGTGCCGCCAAGCACAAACAGTCCAGCTAAGCTTGCGGCATCGCCACCCACCAAAACATTGTTTGTATTAAGGCTAGACGCAACAATTTCAATCATTTTAATTTTTGTAAAATTAAGGGTAGTATTTAACGCTGAAACCAGGGAACCATATAGATCTAAATTTTCACTAGATGAGGCGCTAATAGTGCGTTCGTCCGTCCAAAGCTGATTTATTTGATTATCGCCTGTACCGTGGGTGAAACTTAAAGAATCACTAACGGAAAAGCTATATTGGCTAGTGCCTATGTCCGGACTAGTTGAAATTGATGCAGCTGTACTAACTTTTAGTATAGCGCTATTAAGTGTGTCGGTCATTATTTAACCCCTTTATCTTTAACTTTCTTATGTTTAGCTTTGGATAACTCGGGTTTTAATTCTGGATTATCCGGATTTTCTTTGCTCAATTTTAGCGATTGTTCGTTTTTTTTGAACGCGTCTTTTGGGTGAGCAAATTTATATACACCCTCAACTTCAGGGTGTATTTTACGTTTAATGTTTGAGTTTACTTGTTCCCATTGTTTCATGGTTAGTAGTCTCCAAGCAACGACCAGTCAAGAATAATTGTACCTGTCCAAGTACCTGAACCGGCAGTGTGAGTTGCATCGTCTGCAATAGCCACATTTAAATAAACCGCCCCTGCTGTAGTGTGCCCGTCATGATCAAGCTCTCTTAGCAAGGAACGCGCTGTAGTTAATACCTGTAGTATCGATAGTACCTGCCACAGTAGTATGTACACGAACATAACGATAAAGCTCACCATTTTGCTCATTTGTTACTGGTACTGCAAATCGTCCAACCGCTGTATCTGCATCAGCAGGTGCTACAGAGTTGCCCATCATTGGCGCAGCGGCAAGAACAACGGAACCAGACGCCAAAGCAGCAACGTTTGAACCTTCAAGTACAATCGTATATTTCTCATCAGTACTTGCAACTTCTAACGCGGTAACATCGATGACCAGATAGCCATCGAAGAACCCGTCACCTAGGTCAACCACTAGCGAGCCAGCAGCAGTGCTAGTTACGTCTGCCGCATCTTTAAGATTAAGTGCGTCATCGTATTGAAAATTTTGTCTATATTTAGCCATTTTAATTTAATCCTCTTGGTTATGCGACAATTGCAGCATCAGCTACATAACGTAAACGTGCGGCTGCTCTACCGTTGTAAATTGCCATACCGCAATACCATTCTACTCTAGTGCGGAAGGCGGGTTGGTCGTTAAGTTCACCAAGGTCGCGTACTGAAATACCGCCATTTTGTAAACCACAAACCCCTAAAGGATTGAAGCTCACACAGTAAATAGAGGTAGCAGTATCAGTACCAGATGCCGCAGCTTCGTCAAAACCAAGAATTGAACGACCTTCGTTGTCTAAGTCAACAGTAATAATAGGCAAACCGTTGTAAGACATAATTCGATTGCCTAATTCATCAGGCTGCCAGTTAACATATCCAGATACAGTAGTAGTTCGCCCAGCCGCCGCAAATTTACGTGCCATCGACTTGTTCATGATTAAATGAGTTGGATTATCTACTTGGTCAATTAATTGATCCATTTTAGTAAGTTTCAAAGCCTCACCGTTTGCAGTCGACCCAGCATCGATTAATTGATCCCCAACAACACGCCTCTCCAAGCCATCAAACACACGAGGATCGCTAGAGTTGTTACCATTAATAAAGTTATAAGTCCAAGCTAAAGCTAGCGCACGCACTTTCATTGCTTCATGGGCAGAGCGTACTTGTTGGCCTTCGGTGTCCACAATAAATTTATCAACGTCTAAGTCACCACCTGCAATAATGATTTTCTCAGTGATTGGGTTTAAGACACCAGTGGAAGCAGTGTAAGCTTCATTTACTCCCCGGAAACCAACACCAGGGTAGTTTGCTTCACGATTGTATGCAACCGCATTTCCGTTAATATTCTTCCAAATCATATTTGCCAAAATATCGGATGAACCGCTATATAATTCGATAATGGCTCTTTCTTTCTCAGTTCCGTTGCCGAGTTTAGCGGCTTCGATCAAAGTCATATAAGACATGTGTTAAACTCCAAAATTAGTTTATTGCCCGCTATTGGCTCTTATTAGCCTATCAAGCGGAGTTATTCGCTTACCTACACTATCAGGGGTGACATTTTTTAAATTAGCACCACCTGAACTATCAACACTATCGCACAGATAGTCATATTCTTTCTTTGCAACTTCGATCAAAGAGTCTACTTTATCGCTGATAATATTACCTTTATTATCGACAACAACCGGTTCACCATCTTTAAGGCTTATACGTTGAGCTAACTTATCCGTTAAATCCTGGCATCTGCCAAGATGCGTTTTCGCCAACTCTTTCGCGATTTTACTCGCAGCCTCATTAATTTTAGCCCTAACCGAGTTTGCTTCATCAGCGGCTTGTTTATCTTCCCACTGCTTTTTCAACTCGGCTATCTCTTGATCTCTTAGCTCCAATACTTTTTTCCAATCGCCCGCCTCTTCGGCTGCTTTTCGCTCAATTTCAGCCTGTTTGGCTTTTTCTTTCGCTACCTGGTCCTTTCTATCCTGTTCAAACTTATCTTTGTGCGCCTTTAATGTGTCTCTTTCTTTTACTGCTTCCAAAAAAGCTGCATGTTCTTCTTTTGTAAGTTTGACATTATCATCCGTTGGTGGTGTTACTACATTCTCACCGTCTTGTTTCGTATTGTCTTGCGCATCTTGTTGCATGTCTTATCCTCTACTGAGTTAAGTGAGAGTACTACTGTACGCTCTATCCCATGATTATATATATAT